TAAAAGGATACGATCTATCAAAAATGAAGCCATAATTTTCTTCATTTTCAATAACAATTAATTCGACATTCCCAGAATTATTTGATAATAAAAAGTTGGGGTATTTTTCGTATAATTTTTTACAATCATTAGCAATTCTTCTACCTGACACTCCTTTTCCAAATTTTTGGAAAAATTCATTAACATAGTTGTTGTTATCCATTTTATTTATTATTATACTATTTATTAAAAAATAAATATTATATCAATTTTATATTTTATATATTTATATATATTAATATATTAATATATGAAGCAAAAAATATGTAAAGATTTAAATTTTAGTGATTGTGAAATGGCGATTTTGCGTATGGCTGTAGATCAAGCAGAGGAAAAAATGGGCAAAAGAATCGCAAATTCAGAAGATATACAAAAAATAATCAATGTAGTAGAGGATTTTCTTAAAACGGAGGATTTAATATGTTATGGTGGAACTGCGATTAATAATATTTTACCTGAAGAAGACAAATTTTATAACACCGATGTAGAAATACCTGATTATGATTTTTTCTCTTATGACGCTTTAGAAAAGGCGAAGAAATTAGCAGATATTTATTATAAAAAAGGGTTCACCGAAGTAGAGGCCAAAGCCGGTCAGCATCACGGCACTTATAAAGTATACGTTAATTTTATACCGGTTGCCGACATAACACAGATTCCCAAGGAAATATTTATGGCTTTGAAAAAAGATTCGATAAGGGTCGCAGGCATTCTATATGCGTCACCAAATTTCCTGAGAATGTCGATGTATTTAGAATTGTCGAGACCCGCAGGAGATATAAGCAGGTGGGAAAAGGTTCTGAAACGTTTGAGTCTTCTCAATAAAAACTATCCCTTAACCACTATAAATTGTGACAAAGTAGAATTTCAAAGAGAAATGTCAGATAAGAAAAATGAAGACGCCATTTACGAAAATGTTAAAAGCACATTTATTAATCAAGGTGTGGTGTTTTTTGGCGGGTTTGCGATTTCTCTCTATTCTCAATATATGCCAAGGAATTTACAAAGGCGTTTACAGAAAATAGCCGATTTCGATGTGCTTTCTCACGAACCTGAAACAACAGCGCAAATAGTGAAGGAGCGGTTAAAGGACATTGGTATAACTAATTGTAAAATAGTAAAACACGAGCCGGCGGGTGAAATAGTCCCGGAACATTATGAAATCAAAGTGGGGAAGGATACGATCGCATTTATTTATAAGCCAATTGCGTGTCACAGTTATAATGTGCTCTTTATAAAAGGTCAAAAAGTGAAAATAGCAACCATAGATACTATGTTGAGCTTTTATTTGGCGTTTTTATATGTTGAAAGACCTTATTATAATGAGTTTTCAGAGAGAATATTATGTATGTCCAAATTTTTATTTGAAGTACAACAGAAAAATCGATTAGAGCAAAAAGGATTATTAAAACGCTTTAGTATAATATGTTATGGACACCAAGAATCGGTAGAGGAAATGAGAGCTGAAAAGGCGGCAAAATACAGAGAACTAAAGCAAAGCAAAAACAAGGCGGCACTTGATGAATGGTTTTTAAATTATAAACCGGATCAAAAAAGTTCTGGAGAAACAGAAGAAAAGGAAAAACCAGAAACAAAGAAAAAGAAAAAAACAAAGGCAAAGGCAAAAGCAAGAAAGCCTTTTTTTGACTTTTATGGTAAAAAGACCAGAAAAAATAAAAAAGGATTGTATTAGTTTTACTTTTTTACGAAGTAGACTTACAAACAATATGTTTCCAATAATATGATAAAAATATCGTGTGTTATTTTTGATATTATCTTATATACAATCGTGTTTTCAAAATTATATCCAATCAGTATTTTGCTTTTAAAATATATTAAAAGATATATAAAATTTATCATAAGCTTTTCAAAAATCATTTTTAGATAATTAAACGTCTTATTAGTAACAGACCAATCATTTACATAACTACACATTTGTGTATCCGACTGTTTAATATAAAAATTATGTATATCAAGTAATCCAGAGAGAATACGATGAAAATTCGATTTTTCATTTTTAACATTTAATAAATTGCCGATTTTATCATAACCATAAAGGTCCAAATATAGTATTTTTTTACCAGACTCATTATTAAAAATATATGGATTCATTCCATCAACATACTTATTATCATATAAAAAATTACCATCTATTAAGTAAGGAATAAAACACGATTTAATAATCGTATCGAATATTTCATCGATGTCTTTATAGCTTGACTTTATCGTTTTCTTACCCTTTTTTATATTATTGTAACAAATATATAATTTACCGTTTATCTTTTCACAAATATTACTAGGTATTCTATCCTTTAAATGTATTTTAAGTTCTTTTATAGTAGGTAATTTATGACCATTTTGAAATTCCTTTTTAACAATATCATATAATGGTGACATCATATCTAAAGCATCAATAAAATATAAAATCGCTACTGCTGAACCAATACTACAACCAGATATTCTTTCGATTATAATATAGTTACGTTTTTCCATTTCTTTCAAGAAGTACAATGCTCCTACCAAATAACTGCCATTAAACATACCACCATCTAAAACTAAATCAAGCCTTAATGGTGTCTTAGAATTCTTTAAATCATCCGGCAAATTTTCAATTAATTTTATTACATAATCATTTATCATTTATAAGTTTATATGTAATAAAATATGGGATTTATATTGTTGCTTTATAACGTATTTTTTACATCACTTAATTTTTTATTCTGTAAAAGTCTTTGGATAAATTTGTCTTCTTCTTTGTGGGTGACATAAATATTAATTATCTCCGCTGGCGAATAAAAGAACTCCTTTATATTTTGTAATTTTTCAGTATCGATTGATTTTTCAAATAAATGATTATAAATCTCCGCTATGGTATTGTGGCTGGCATTATCCAATTTATGGGTTATGTCGATTCTACCTGGTCTTGTTAGCGCCGAATCCAGCTTTTCATAATGATTCGATGTAATAATCAACATTCTTCCGGGTGTTTCACGAATACCGTCCCACAAATTCAAAATATCATCCAATGTTATCGGTTGTTCGCCGCTATTTATGGCGTTATTTGTAGACCCATTAATATCGCAAATTGTTTGCAACACATCGCTGACCTTTACGGTGTCATTATCGGTTTTAATCAATCCGTTTAAATTGTTGCTACTGTTTGCATTCTTGTTTCGCTCATTTTTCCTTTCTAAAATAATATCTCCAATACAATCAATGTCCTCAAACACAATAATTTTTTTGTCAAATGTCATATCTCTTTTTTCATTATCGTGATTATATGTGTCCTCGAAAAAGTAATATTCTAATTGTTGTTTGGTCTTAATTAACTTCAATGGTATAACAATAATATGTCTTCCAGTATGGTTTGCGATTGCTTTAATTAATGACGTTTTACCCGTGCCTGGAGGACCGTGTAATCCAATACCGATCGAATAAGGAATGCCCTTTTCACAATACCACTCCTTTTTACTCGTAAAATAATCTATTTTGTTAATTATATCTTGTTTGCCGTCGAAAAATATGTTTTTAAATGTCCGGTTACTTTCAAATACATATTCACTCCAACTCGCATATTTAGAATCATCATCGTCTTTTTTAACATTATCTAAAACATATATAAATTTTTTGTTAGAACGTTTATCTTTAATTGTCATAAGATGTTCATTGGTAATATTGTCAATGTATTTCTTTAAATAATCAAGCGAATGTTTATAAGAATAAATTTTTAAAGTGATGGTATCTGTTTTTGTAATAATTTTCTCCTCTTTTTGATTTCCCTCATCTTTTTCAATCTCAGAATGAACAAAAATGTCCTCATCTATTAAAAAATGTTTATTTTGAAAAACTATAAAAATATCTTCTTGTTTTTTATCTTCTCTATACTTGGCGGTGGAATCATAATTACTTGATGTTTCTTTTATTTGATAAATCGTCTTATTTTTTTCAATATTATTTATAATATAATTCCATACTGCTTTAAAGCGAGCGCTATATGAAGATGTTGTAGTTAACGTATGTGAATATGCTGATGTA